GAATAATTGCAATACCACTAGCGAGGCGCGTAATTCTTTCTTGAATTCGCTCGCAATCGTGGATTGATTCAGTGCCTTCAAGTGCTGACCGCAGTGTCTCAATCCTTTCTTCAATATCATTTAAAGCCCCCTTCCCACCCATAATGGTAGTTTCGTTCTTGGAGATCTCTACTGACTTGGCAATGCCAAGATTCTCAAGCTTTACCTCATTCAGTTTAATGCCGCTTTCGCGAGATACGAAGGTCGCACCAACTGATATTGCTAGGTCCTTAAGAATGTTTCTCCTCTCCTCACCATAACGAGGCGCCTTGACGGCAGCGATCTTCATCGTACCTCGCATTGCATTCATAATTAGTGCAGCGAGAGCCTGACCCTCAATTTCCTCTGCAACAATAACAAATGGACGTGCCTCACGAGCGACCAGCTCAAGGATTGGAAGAATTTGTTCAACAGCATCTACCTTATAGTCGGTAACCAGGAACAGCGGCTCCTCTGTATACTTTACAACGCCTCGCCTCTCTTGGTTAATAAAAGCCGTTGCGGCATACCCTGAATCAAACCTGAAGCCTTCTACGAGATCAAGCGATGTCTCTAGAGAGCGCGCCTCTTCAATCGTGATAGCTCCATTTTTACCAGCTTTGTCAACGGCTGTAGAAATTAGCTCTCCAATCGTGCGATCGTTGTTGGCAGAGATGGAAGCAATGTTGGCGATCTCCTCAACATCTGAGATATCTACTGCCATCTCCTTGAGGGTTGCCACTATGGCTGTAACCGCTACATCCATGCCGCGCTTAAGTTCCACCGGTGAAGCGCCAGAGGCAATATACCGCTGTGCTTCGCGAAGAATCTCTCTTGCTAGCACTGTTGCTGTGGTGGTACCATCGCCAGCCATAGAATTAGTCTGGGCTGCCGCTTGCTTGATGACAGCAGCCCCAGCGTTCTCAAAGGGGTCTTCAAAATTCACAAACTGTGCGACGGTCACACCGTCCTTCGTAATAATCGGGGTTTTGCCCGCCTCTTGGAGAATTACATTTCTTCCTCGCGGTCCTAGTGTTGAGGCAACATTATCTGCCAGCTGGTTCACGCCTTGAAGGATTTTATCCCCAAGAGACGTACCATTATCATAGTGCTTTGTCACATTCACTCCTTATGTTTGATTATATTATAATGTCTTTTTAATGATTTGTCAAGAGAAATCTGTCTCTAAGAGCAAAGTATATGTAAATGAGTTACCATATCTCTGCTCGGCTTCTTCGGTCAGGTCCATAAAGTCGGCGAAGTCTGCACTGCGCGCAAACACCTGGCAGCCGGCGCTCCACTTGTCAACCTGAACAGAAGCACTTCCAGCTTTGTGAATATTGATTCCGAAAAAGCCAGTATCAATTGTCTTGTCAGACATATCGTGATTACGATCTCCGTCGTTGTCCCGATAAACCCGGACGTTGCCGCCGCGCTGACATAACGCTTCGTATTTACCCTGATGAAGGTCCCTCTTATATACACTTCGGTACTGCCCTGGGACCAAGATAGCGGTGCCATCTACATTGGTGGGGTTCATCAACCAATATTGCCCAGGGTCTGTGGTGATGTCGGCTGTAAAGATCACCCATGGTCCGTCCAACCTCTCCCGGTAGATAACGACAATCGTGTCATCAAACTTATTGGGGATAGGATCCTCCACTCGTCGCACGCCTATAATATTTAAATTATAGGGCTTGTCTCTGTCAAAGAAAGCATACCGTTTCTTCTCCATGACTTCGCGATACATATTTGCAATGAGTTCTGCTTGTAATCCTTCAATCGTCGCCATCTTCTTCTCCTCGTATCACACAGACCACTTCTGAGTCTGTCTCAATCCAGACGCGAGCGCCGCAAGACAACGGCTTATCTGGTGAATATATCACTCGGCACGGACCATCTATGATGGCTTCGTGACAATAATCATTTGATTTGTAGGTTTTAACCGTGAGTACAGGCTCACGCTCGTTGTTCTTTCGGTTAGACCGAATAATGTGCTGATTAACATGTACCCTCTTCTTCATTATCCTCCTATACGATAATATCGGCGATGCCGTGTTCAACAGCCTGCTCGGCTGAAAGGTAGATATTCACCTTGCGCTGCAGCATCTTTTTTAATTGCGCTCGGGATAGATCTGACTCATCTGCGAGCATCTTAATGTACTGGTCTTGCACCCAGCGGATCTCATCAATCTCGTTCTCTACGTTGTGAAGCCCGCCAGAGACGCCACCGATAACGCTGTGAATCATTACACGACAGTTCCTACCAATCTTACGTTTACCTTTGGTTCCAGCTGCCAAGACCAGTACGCCAGCTGACATTACCTTGCCCATGCCTAGCGTGTGGATAGGACAGCTTTCCCTTACAAGACGCATACAATCATAAATTGCGAACATCTCGGAAGCATTACCGCCGGGACTACAAATCATTAACTGGATGGGGTCAACAACCTCTTCAAGACCTTCGGTTAGATCTTCAGGATTTTTGGCTGCGTACCTTTTATCGGCTGCGAGGTGGAACAAGTTGTAACACAACTGTCCCGCCTTCACTTCGTCAATGTCGCCAAAGAGGGCAATGAGCCTGTTGTCTACGGGCTCCTTTGCGCTGGCTTCCAACAACATTTCTAGAGCCGCGTTTTCCTGTGCCTGCTCTTCCGCCTCTTGGGCTGTCTTCTCTTCCGCTGCCTTTTCGGCTGCTTCCTTTTGCTTTTTGGTTGCCATTGTTTTCTCCGTTATTTAAATTTGGTGGCTTTGTTTAGATTTCTCTCAACGTATTTTAGTTGCTTCATTGCGCCTGCCCAGTTATGAAACTGTAATCGGTTTCTATATTTTTCTGGATAGGCGGAGATAAAATGTGCTATAACTGTCTCTCGCCAGATGCGGACTGCTTCTCGGTCTAGATCCTCTATAAACTTTATAGATTCTCCCTCAACTCCAGCTTGCTTTAGCATCTTAATTTTTAGCTCTCGGACATATCCTGCGTCTTCGTCTAGAACCTGAAGCATCTTTAATGCTTGAATTTCTACAACACGCACGAACATTCCTAAGTAGCCCATTCCGATAATATCGGAGCAAATCTTATGAAACATCATTCCAATTACGAATGCGAGGATGTTTACTACTATGCCTGTTTCTATCATTATCCCTCAAAAGAAAACCGCTGTAAGATTATATCACAAATCTTACAGCGGCTCAAGATTGAAACCGTAAAATAATTACTTCTTAGCCATCGCCTTTACTAGGCGGGCAGTGACGCGCTTGGCGACTTCATTGATGAGGTCCGTGTCGTCAACGACTTGGACATTCTCTAGAAGATCCTCCTCCTCAACGTCAACTTCAACGTCCATAACGGCGGGCTCGTCGGCGGGCATGGCGTCCATCTCAGGATCATCATCCTCGCGCTCAACATCCATGTCTAGGTCTAGCTCACCTGCGAGCATCTCAAGGGCGCCAGCAAGGGCATCCTCAATCCGGTCACGAACGTCAGCTGGGATGTCGGCTTCTTCGTCAGCCTCCATATCGTCCATCTTGTCTTCCATATCATCCATCTCGTCGCGCTCGCGATCAGCCTCAGCGTCCTCGTCACCCAACTCGCGCTCGGTGGCGTCTAGCTCAGCCTCTTCGTGTTCGCCCTCTTCCATGTAGTCTCGGCGTGAACGGGACTCATCACCCTTGTTACCACCGTACTCGCCCTCTTCCATATAGTCGCGACGGGAGCGGCTCATGTCGCCCTTGTTGCCACCATATTTCTGGCGCTCGTCTAGGTCGTCCTCGTGGGCTCCCTCTTCCATGGGGTCCATGTCGTCATCACGATCGCCACAATGCATTTCGTCTAGACGATCAACGAAGGGGCTCGTAAGTGCCTCTTGTCCGGATAGCTTCATGAAGCGACGGATGGTTGCCTCATTTAATAGATTCTTGTTGCTCATTATAAGTTTTTCTCCTATTTTAGGGTTTCAATCAGTAAATAGTCTCAAATAGATAAAAAAGCCGTCTGTAACAACAAGCCTTCTATCTACAATAAGTATCAGCTGGGATTGTTAAAATCCTTTAATTTAGTATTTTTAGCTGCTATTTTACCGAGCGCCGCCTCCTGTAGCTGTTTGACGCGAACAAAACTGATGCCCAGGCGGTCTCCAACTTCTCGTAAGGTCATGGGACCGTGTTTGTCTACAGCAATCAAAGTGCAGTTTAAATCGTCTTCATAGTCAAGCCACTGGCGGCACTTGCAATCCTGACACGGCTTGTTTGTTAAAGTTACTCCTATTTTACATTTTCTCATAGATCTGGATGCTCCTCTTCCATCAAGTCAAATATGCTTTCAATAACATCGTCGTCCAAAGCAAACTTCCTTCTGGTCTGCTGACCCTTTTCATAAAGGTCACGATTCTTCTTGAGGGAGTTCTTGCCTTGTCTCTTTTTCCTTTTCTTCTCTCGCTTGTATTTCTCAACATAGTCAAGC